TGTGTTGGAGTCCTTCGGCTTTCTGGCTCTCCGATAGTTGCCGGAAGTTCCGCCCCAATTGGAGCTTTAGTCGCATCTCTGGCCGCTTGCGGACTCATTGGAACCGCGGCTTGATCGCCAGAAGGAGCGCCTTGAGTTGGTTGCGGTGCGCCTCCGCCGGTAGCCCCCGGGGTTGTAGAAACCGGCGCAATCTTTTGCTGGGGCTTACCGAACCTTTCTTGAATAGAATCAAACGCGCTCTGCGATCCGGTCGGCCCTGCGTATTCGTCCGCCTGAATGGCGTCACCAGGAGCCGCGAGTCCAGCGACAGCCATCACAGGGTTTCTTGGAGCCGCTGCCGCCCTTTCGTTAAAACTAGCCAAACGATCTCGAGATGCCTCGCGCTCCATCCTGCTCGCATAAGGAGAGGATAAGTTTTGTCTGGCGGCCTGAACGTCCACTTGATTCCCACCGCTGTTGTAGGGAGTGCTAATCCCAAGAGTCTTGGCTAAAGCAAACTCCGGAGATGCCATTGCACGCCTTTGATTAACTCGCGGACTTACCGTTGCCCGACTCATGCCTGAAATGCGGTTCTGCAAATACGAAGCCGTAAACTCGGATCCGGGTCCGGCAAAAGATCCACCTAGGCCAGCAAAGTCATCGCCTCCAGATCCGCGTCCTCCGCCGATCCGTCGCATTGCCTCTGGCTGAGCGATAGGCGTAATAGCCATTAGTCTTGGTAGGCTTTCCGAGGGCTGATCTTGGGCGGCTTGTCAGCCATTTTGGATCGAGCAGCTTTTGTTTTTGCTGGCTTGTTATATTCTGTTTCGCCGGCGTTGTGATGAACCATGGGTTGCATGTCTTGAGCAAACCGCGTGTCCACATCGAACTTAGGCTTTTGTTTTTTCGGGGCAGGCCCGACATATTTTGCTGATTTGTAGGAGTCCATCCCACTAATCTTGCCCTGCGCAGATGCGGGACAACTACTTCTGTAGCTGTGTGCCGCTTAACTGAAGGTGGTGACTAAACGGTTTTTTGACTGCGAATCAACGAGCTTTTGCAAGTCTGGCGGAAGATTACGGATGGCCTTTGGCTCGGTGTACGGCGTTGCCCCCTCAATCGTTGCTAGTCCAATCGCTATAGCCAGCACATCGTCGTCATGCTTCCCAGTCGCAGCTTCCGGCCTTCCATTTTCTGCGATTACAAAACTTCTAAACTCAGAGACTGCGTGTTTGCAGTAGACGTCGATTCCAAACTCTTTCTCGTTGTAGTCACGAATGTGGGACGCAAGGTTTTCGACAACCATCCTTCTTGTCTTGTCGGTGGTTTGCCAGCCGAGAGCTTTTGATCGCTTTGACTCCCGAAGATTAAAGATCTCCCTTTGATATATGTTTAGGCTCGCTGTCTTTAGTAACTCAATCAGCGCAAGCCCGGGGCCGTTGACCTCTGGAACGATTAGGCATCCTCCATAATAGAGCGCGATTCTTTCCACCAGATCTGCCAATACATCGATGTCGACCCTGCATGGTGGCCGGATCCTCGCTACAACCGAGTGTCGAACCCATTTGTCGGTTACGTCGTGGTACCCAGCTTTAAGCACAAATACTGCATGTGCGTCGGGATCCGCCCCGCTTACTTGCGAGCTTCCGGTCATAGCGTCCACCGCAATCAAGTATCTGGCCATGCTCTGGGGTTGCTCCCACACATAGAGCCAGCTTTCTTGCTGGGATGTTTTCCGAAAGATCGGCTTGGTGAAATTGCTCGGCGTATCCAGCACTCCGTAGAGAGGCTCTTTCCTTGCCAGCTGGTCTAGGTGAATCATTCCATCCTGGTCAAACCTCGGCCGGCCGGAAGTTAAGAAGCATGTAATCGGATCATTCGGATACTCCTGGTCAAACTGTTTGCTGTCGCCGGCGCACTTTTCTTTTAAGACCCTGCGCCTCCATAGGATCTGTCCGTTGCTTAGATTGAATCGGCTTTTTAGATCCTCCTCTCGAAAGGTCAGCTCAAGGTCATTCTCGTGTGGCTCGCTGTTTTCCTCGAAGTCGTGCCAAGCCGCGAATACCCGAACATAGCCATTGCCGGTCTGCCCTTTCTTGAAATCTTCGAACTCCACGGCGTTCTGCCATGTATTGTAAAAAGCTCCCCCAGCTCCGTTTGGCGTGGACTCCTCGATCACGATAGTATCAGGTTTCGCTGGAACGCAGTTACGGATGGCCAATAAGATTTTCTCTCCAGACCTCTCCCCGGCTCTGCGGTAATGAGCAACCTCAGAACACAGAAGGGCTTGCAGGGTCATAGACCTTCCGGCACCAGGGTCGTTTGCCGTTTCCTTTACAACTCGTGAGCCATGACTGAATTCACCTCGGCTTGGGTTGTAGGTACTGCCCCAATCCAGCGAGTCGTTCTCGATATACCGATTGACCATATTGAAAAGGTTTTGAGATGTATCCAGCTCATCTCCAATCAAGCACGCCGATACGTTTGGCATGGATCTAACAAAATGTGTTATGACGGCAGACGTTATAGTGGAGCTGCCCATTTGCCGTGGCTTCAGCACAACAAGCCGAATCGGCTTCTGGTTGTCCCGCATGAAAGAAACAATCTCTGCCACTCGGCGTTGCAAGTAGTTAGCAACCGGATTAACCAACTTGGCGTCTTTGTTGAGGATCTTTGTGAATCCCTCCCACCAAGATAAAAAGTCCTTGCGAGCTATGGCCTCGACGGCCTCAAGGGTTAATTCCTTTTCTTCGACTTTTGCTTTGGCCATGACCAGTAGACTTCGGTGCCTTTACCAGATCCAAAGGTGGCTGTTTTCCACTCTCCGAATTTGTTTTCCCGACGTTTTTCCGAAAGACTCTTAGGCTTGTTCTTTTTCATTACGGACAAACCTTCGTGGCTGTGAAGTCTGGCCAAGTAACCAGCCAAGGCCGCGGCTGGTTGCTGTACACTCTTACAATTTCACCAATGCCTCCATTGTTCTCGTATATCCATGCAGAACCGTCATATCGCACAACCTCATCGCCATATTGGTAGGTCTCGAATCCGTATGGGGCGTATCCAATAGGTGTAAGAGTGCGTGGGCCATGAAACCATATTGCGTTTTCGCCAGTCATTAAGACCAGCGCCGTAGCGTCTGGACACGGGCTTGCAGGGGCAGTCTTAATTCGATTATCTAACGACAGCCCGAGACCCAGCTTCATTTAGACATTCCTGTATGCGACTACTTTTCCGCTGGTCAGCGTAAAGGATGTGAAGTTACCAAAGATGGTAGCTCCAGCGGGCAGGGGCAAGCTGGCAGTAGTTCCTGTCCAGTTACCGGCTACTAGGGCTGAAAAGACTGTATCAGCTACCGCTTGGATTGCTCCGAAGGCTCCGTCGGTTTGGGTTGTGTCGGCCACATAGACTGCTCCGCCTTGCCCCAAGGACAGGCTGATGTCTTTTGCGACTCCTTCAATGGTTTGATCTTTTACTTGTGTTGACATATATGTTTTCTCCTTGGTTATGACTTTTCCCGCCAATCGGCGGAATCTGTCGATTTAGTTTTTAGTTCTGAAATTGTTTTTTCATTCTTCCACCAGTCCGCCGGATCGGCCTTACGCCTAAACTTCACCTTAATTGCGTCATGCACCTCAGATAGCTCGGTTGTAAGGGCAAGCTTTGCCTCGCCGTTCTCCTCCCATAACCGCAAAAAACCCTCGTCCCAAAGGTACTGTAATGCTTTTATGCATTGATCCTCTCGGTTGCTCATTGGCCATCACCTCGCGCTCCGTTAGCCAGTTGTGTCTCTAGGGTATTGATTTTTGCGGAAAGCTGTTGAATGGCTTTAATCATTGGGGCGATTAGCTCTGAGTAGCCGATGGAAAGAACATCATCGCCACCTTTAATCGAATGGTCTTGAAAGCCCCCAAAATCGACTCCGCTAGAATCCAAAACTGCCTTTACTTCTTGCGCTATCAATCCGTGATGCAATCTGTTTCGTTTCTTTGAGCCGTCATGCGATATGTTGGATAGCTTGACGCTTTCAAGCCATGCCTCGTGTTGAGCCATGTAAGCCTGATAAGCAAGTGACTCTTGTTCGTATTGGGCTTTTTCTGCATCGCTTGCGTCTTCTTTTATCTCGATGGGCTTTTCAACTTGGGATGGAGGAGCTGGGCGATAGTCCTCACGCATATCCCATTTGAAATCTACTGGACGAAGTGCATTGATAAATTGCAGTCCCAAGGCGGTATCTCGGATGTCCGATTTGTCTCGGGCATCAGAACGATTTTGAACCACTCCATAGACATAAGTTGTAGTGGCTGAATCTCCCAACTGAATTTGATTGGATGCGTTAACTTGAGAGTTCTGCCCCAAGCCCGAAGCATTTGAATAGGTTTGGTTATTGGAAAGTGCGTTCACCCCCAAGGCTGTGTTGTTGCCTCCAGTTGTATTTGAGTAAAGGCTGTTCACGCCAGAAGCGACATTGCGGTTTCCAATATTAAGATAGAGGGCATCTTTTCCGATGGCGGTGTTATTGCCTCCAGTTTGGTTAGAGGCAAGTGCGCTCATCCCCACGGCGGTATTGTTTATAGCAGTCGTATTTCCTGCGAGTGAACTAAATCCCAAGGCAACATTGCCAATGCCTGTTGTGTTTTCTGTGAGCGCAGAAAAGCCAACCGCTGTGTTATTGCTTGCAAGGTTTTTGAAAAGGGCTTGCGCCCCGACGGCGGTGTTGTTGTTCCCACTATTCGATGATCGGAGTGTGCTAAGACCTAAAGCTGTGTTTTGGCTCCCAGAACCATTGGAGTAGAGGCTTGACGAGCCAGCAGCCGTGTTCCCGTACCCATTACTGCCGCTAAGTGCGTCACTACCCAAAGCTGTGTTCCCACCCCCTGTTGTGTTTACTCGAAGGGCACGGTACCCGAGGGCGGTGTTGAGAATCCCAGTTGTGTTAGATTCAAGAGCAACCGCTCCGATGGCGGTATTAGCGTTACTAGAGGCTCCTTTGTTGTGAGCATGATCTCCTTGTGCAAAGGTATTGGCAGTCGTTCCAAACGATCCAGTTGTCACAACGCCAGAGGTTGTCGTTATTAAAGGAAGGTTGGCAGTTGAACCTACTGCGCCAGCGTTGGTAATGTTTCCGTGGGGATGAGAAGTCGGTGTTCTATTATCTGATAAGCGTGAATCATCCGTTACAACCGCTGTTCCAGTTATGGCGGAAGGGGCAATTCCAGTTGAGGGAGCGTAGCTACCAAAGGGTTGCGCTCCAATATCAGCTGGGGTTAAGGCATCTGACCCACCAGTTGCGTGTGAAGATTTGTGGGCAGTCGGAGCAAATGAATTGGGCTTGTTTAGGATTTGGGCACCACCAGAGACGGCAGTCCAATCTGCGTTTGTGCTTACCCCAGCCCCGCTGGCTACGCCGTCTAACTTCGCCTTGTCCGAGGCAGACATAAATCCAGCAGAACCGCTTGTAGCCGTATCGTGAGAGTGAGAAGTCGGTGAAGCTCCAATATCAGAGGGAGTTAAGGCATCTGCCCCGCCCGTTGCGTGAGTGGATTTATGGGCCGTAGGTGTTCTTGGGTTTGAAAGTCTTGAATCATTGGTGACAACGGCGGTACCAGTAATTTCGGAAGGAGCGTGGGTGTGTGCGGACGGAGTAAATGAATTGGGCTTGTTAAGGATTTGTGCATCGCCAGAGGCGGCAGTCCAATCTGCATTAACGTTGACCTCGGCTCCGCTTGCGACTCCATCTAGTTTTGCTTTATCGCTCGATGACATGGAGCCATCTGAAGTCGAGGTAGCTGTATATTCATGATCCGATCTCCATATCATTCCAGCATCAGTAATCATGCTGTAACCAGACCAGCGGTATGGAGTTAGGGGCGGTACATCCAGAGAACCCGCTGGGGTGAGGTTAATTCTTGCCGTTACCCCTGCTGGCGTAGTGAATGCAAATCTCAGCCTATCGCCAGCCCTTACCCCTGAGCTTGGAAAATAAATATTAATAGTTCCACTTCCGCTGAACTCGACTGACCATCTTTTATTTCTGGATGCCGTGAACCTGTTTTGAGTGTTTTGGGGCGCATTAGCATAAAGGGTATCTACCTGCTGGCCGAGAACCTCGCCAAGCTCGGGCAGATCAGCGTTGTTGTGTGTGTGAGTCGTTGGTTGCCTAGAATCTGCAAGCCTTGCATCGTTGGTCAAAACAAGATTGGCCGTGTTTGCAATTCCGTGGACTGAGGTAGTGGCAGAGTTGTGAGTTGTGATTTTGGCATCAACCTCTGCGTCTAGTGATGCTTGGTCTGGGAGGTTGGCTACTGGAACCTTTGCGTTTACGTCTAGCGGGGCATAGCCGTTGGCTACACCTTTATTCGCCTTGTCTTCCTTTGCAGACAAAAGCGATGCTCCGTCGTCTGGCAGTTGAGCGGCTGGGTCGATGAATGGCAGTTCTGGCACGTTGCAAATTTGTACGCTTGCCAATCCAAGCCAACCCTCAACCTTGCAGTGTGCCGCTTAGTTCCTGCCTTTCCATTTCCACTTTGGAAATACTGGGATCCGGTGCTGGTGCTGAAGCCAAACAATTCGCAACCATCCTAAAAGCGGATGATGATGAACCACGCGTTCCCCTCTTGGTACTGGCGTTTTGCATACAATCTTTACGCCTACAATGGGCTTCATACTAAGCCGTCCTCGATCTTGCGACGAAGCCTCCAAGCGGTCCCGCGGGAAACCCCAACCGATGTAGCGATATGGCGAATGGTCACGTCGTTGCCTGTGCTAACCAAAAGCTTTGCGTGGGCAAGCTGTTCCTCGGTCACAATGGTTTTGCGACCAATCAGGATCCCCCGAGACTTGGCAGCTTTCATCCCTGCTTTGGTTCGTTCACGGATTAAGTCGCGCTCGAACTCAGCCACGGCCGCCAGCACATTAAGCTGCAGTTTGCTGGCAGGATTGATCGAGCCGGCGGACGTATCGATACCTTGGGTTGGGACGACTAGACCAACATCAGAATCCAAAAGCTCGTTAATGATTCCGGCTAGATGTTGGGTTGACCTACCCATCCGATCCAGCTTCCAAGTCAGCACAAGATCCACGGATCCGGAACGAACGGCATCCATCATTTTGTTTAGAGCTGGTCGGTCAAACTTGGCTCCAGATATGCCGTGATCTTCGAACAAGATCGGTTCCCATCCGCGCTTTTTGGAATACTCCAGCAGCTCGGTTGTCTGCAGTGCGGTGTCTTGATCGTCCGTAGAAACCCTGGTGTAGATGGCTACTTTGCGTGGGTTGAGGGTAATCATTTGATCTCCTCGGGTCTGGATCCGGGATTGTCCTTAAAAAATTTCTCTTGGGCTTTGTTATAGTTGTCGATGTGACGCATGTGTAAGGGCACTTTCTTGCCAGCATTAACGTCGGCATAAAACCGATCCCAGCAGTAGGCCGATGGAAATGGTGCGCCGGGCATCTTTTTGCCGTTAATAAAGAACTCCTTAAAGTAGTCGGGCATGTAGCAAGACACCTCGGAAATAAGGTGCGCTGGAACTCGACGAATAAGATCTCCATAAGCCTTAACTTCGTCAAGGGTAGCGTCCCGTTCCTTGACTTTGACCAGCTGGGTTCCGCCATACTTACGCATGGGTTCAATTGCTTGCCAAGGTGGCGGCCGATCACCGGCGGTTACGTTGAGGGTTAGGGCTAGTGTTAGCAGTATTATTATTTTCATAACCTTAAACATATTTCGTCCGCAAAAACTAACCCAATTCAACATAGCTAACGAAATTAGTGTTAGTATCCAGATAGCCTTCACTATCAACATTGGTTCTCTTACATCTCTCCATAATAGTTACAGATCAGGAGTATAACATATATGTTACAAC